CATGCGTATTGAGCGGATAAAAAGTTTGCGTAAGCAGTTAACTTACTAAACAACTGCATTAAACCTTCATCGTCTAATTCAGTAATATCTTCTGGTACTTCAGGTAGCTTTAATTCCATTTTTGTTTGAAATTGAAACCCCTGCGTTTGTAAAGACTCAATTACCGTTTGACTGGTACCAGCATTAATTGCTAGTTGGCTCACCGTTGTTCTCCTCTATGTAATGGCTGCATTTTTTACACCCTGCCGCACCATTAATATTACAGATGGGTGGGGTACCCTTGTCAACTGCTGCAATTATATTAGCGGCAGCCTCAAACAAATCTGATACTCCAAAATCACTTTTTCTAACTACAAACTCTTTAATTTCGTGAAGCCCTTTAGCCTCGTAAATAAGAATGGCTTCTTGGGGATGATCCGGTAACTGCATAAATTCCATTAATTTCATATAAATTTGAGCTTGCATAATATGCTCAAGAAAAGGCGCTTTTATGCTTTCCCACATTTTTTTAAAATCATTATTGTTATCGTAAGCAAGTTCTGGGGCGTACCAACGAATGCTGCCCTCTCCAATAGTTTTAATTTCAAGGAGCATCGGCCCATCAAAACCCACAAGCCACCCATCCGCTTTGCCTGAAATACGCAAGGGCTCATGCATAACTGGAACTTCGTTATATTTAGTATGGCAATCGTCTTGTGCGTGGTCGCTGTTTAACCCAAACCACTCTAAGTTATGGGTGTGGCAGTACCAAAGACCTTTAATCTGATCCATCTCTTTAAACCAAGACTGCCACAAATCATGCGCAGCGTGACCAGTTCCAAATATTAACGCTTTACGAAGACTCATAACTTCTGGTTTTGGGAGTTCTCCTTTTAACCAAAAGTACTGGGCTCTATGGCACCAGCTTGATGAAGCCATTTCCGATGGGTGAATAACGGTTGTTGATCTATTGTCTTTTGGTTTAGAAATAATGTGTCGCTCTACCGCCCCAATAACTCTGGTGCTCTTGTCAGTTTTTAAAAATGCTTTCAATGCACCAGTTGGTTTCACTTTTTGCGTACCCATTCCTCTAATGTTTTTCCGTGTTTAGCCGCTTTACGCTTTAGAGCATTTCGCTCACGATGCGATAGACCGCCCCATATTCCATGTTGTTCATCGTTTTGTTCAGAGTAGAGCAAACACTCTAACCTCACGGGACATTCTGCCTTACCATCTTTGCCAAAGCAAACTGACTTTGCTTGGTCGGCAATTGTTTTGTATTTGTTTTTGTCTCTAGGCGGGAACCAATAATCGGTCGCTGGACTGTCGCACATACCTCGGCATTTTGCTTGGTATCGCCACTTCTCTACACCTTCGTCTTCGTACAAGAGCACTCCTGAAGTTTTTGGCGCTGCTCTAGAAAATCGTCCTCTAACTGCATTATGTAATCTTCACCATTAAGATGAAAGCCGAGGACAGGCATACGACCGTCAAGAATTGCTTCTGTGACAATCTTTTCTAGAACCGCGGCCTTGATGGTCACGGATGCTTTGCCAGTCCACTTATGCTCTACGAGCAAATCTTTGGATCTAACATCGCCTTTGCGACTCCAAAATGCTCCGCTGGCAGCAGTGCGCTGACCATCAATAGCTTTTGCAAGTCTATCCTCATGCTTCCTTGACTCTTTTTGTCCTTTACTCTTCGTCATCTTCTGGTTCTACAACGTACTTAGAGCCAGCCTTAACGGTTTCGAGAACATCCTTCTCCAAGGTTTCACGCAAGTCGATCTCTTCTTTAATAGAAGTAACCATAGCATCTGCGCCTTGCCATTGCCTTTGCTCTCCGTTAAACGTGTAACGGTAATAGGCACCGGCTCGAATAATAACCTTGTTAATAATGCCTAAAGCAACAATTTCTTTAGCAAAATCAAACTCTCCAGCTGGGACAGTGCCTCCATCAGAAAAGTAAAAGTCTAAGTAAGCAACCTGTGAGGGTGGGGCAGACTTGTTCTTAAGGGTTCTGGCTTTGATAGTCTGTCCTACACGACGCTTAGACTCACCTGTGCCTACTTCAATCCAGTCATCGCGTTTAATCTCAACTCGGGTAAAGAAAGCGTAGTTCTTGCCTTTTCCACCGGGCGTTGTACGAGGATCGCCATACATAACTCCTACTTTGTCACGCCACTGATTAATCATAAGACCAATAAATGGGCGCTCTTCTTCAATAAGACTTCTCTTAGATGCTTTGCCAACCTTACGAAAAAACTTGTTGGTCATAAGCGCTCCACGACCTACTGTGAATTCTTCCATTTCTTTTTGGTCTTCTGCACTAGGTACGAGAGCAGGAAGGGAGTCAATAACAATGCAATCGACAGCCTTGCTTTCAATGATTTGAATAACCGCTTCATACACTTCCTCCATAATATTTGACTCAATAATAAACAAACGTGACACATCTACTCCGCAAAGTTCTGCGTATGAAGGTACCCATTGTTCAGCAGCAACCCACACAGCCGTCCAATCTGGGTTTTTTTGTTGATTAGCAGAAATGGTTTTAAAAGCAATAGCAGTCTTACCGTTAGATTCTTCTCCAACAATTTCATGCCATTGGTTAATAGGCCACCCACCGCCAAGGGCAACATCAAGTGCTAATGACCCTGTTGTAAAACGTTCAGATAAATCTCTGATGTCAGAGCCAATAACAATAGTGTCTTGACCAAACTTTTTATTTAGTTTTGCTACAACTTTTAACAGATCCGAATTGAGTGCCACTTTAATCATTACCCTAACTTTCCAATAATTGTTGTTGGGTTCCATCCGCCAGTTGCAACTTGAATTGCGGCTTGAGGTGGACCTGAAGCTTGTGGACCACCAGAAATACCTTTGCCCATACCGCTACCACTTTGAACAATTGGGTAACCGCAGTCATAACAACGTGCTCTTGTTCCTTCAATTGATCCGTAGTTTCCGCTACCGCAACCTGGACAACGTGATGCGTTTGCTGATGCTGTAGGTCTAACACCTTGTTGTTGAAACGATGGTGCAACGCTTGGTGGAGCCGAAGACATCGGAATTTGCGAAGGTGCGATTGGCATTTCTTGACGCGTACTTGGGGTTTGCGGTTGACCTATTTTGTTTGCCCACCAATTGCTACTCATACGATATGTCTCCTTCTATTGTGTCTGTGCTGATAATACCCAATTCTAAGCCAGATGCAAAAGCGGATAAAAGGGCCGAATGACTTACTTGTCGGTATAGCTCTTCAATATGGGTTCTTTCAACGCTTAAGTCGTCTGCTTCCAATTGACCGCTAGTTATGTAGTGATCAAATTGTAAAGCAGCAATACTTCTTGCATTAATCTCTGTAATAGTTTCTATAAAAGGCATTAAAGGCATAACTTTAAGTAAACGTTGGTCGCTGTCTTCTTCTTCTTTTTCGTCCCCTTCAACGCTAACTGGAAGCATTCCAATTAATGTAGATAATTTATTGGGGTCTTCTAAACCAGCGTCATAAAAGTACCAGCGAGCAATTACAGCCATTGGGATATCAACAGGAAACTGCCCTGATACAGGCTCTTTCTTTTTCCAAAACTTACGCATTATTTTGCCTCTCCCCAACGTTCTACAACTGTAATGTCAGCAATTAAAGGAATGTCTAATAAATGAATATCTTCCATTGCGGTTCTAATTGCAGACTGTGTTTCCTCAACCAAATGATCTGGAGTAAGGGTCACCAATTCATCGTGAACTGTAAGGATTAGTTTAGCCTCTTTTGGAATAAGTGCGTGTGCTCGAACCATAGCTAGCTTAATGATGTCAGCAGCAGAGCCCTGGATCTTGGTGTTAAAGGCTTGGCGTTCTGCGCCAGCCCTGTCAGATTTATCAGAGGAGTTCATCTCTGGTAAATACCGGCGCCTTCCTAAAATAGTTGTCACATAAGGAATAGGCTTTTCTTTGTTTCCTAATTTTTTAGTCGAAACTAAGACTTTAAACTTATAAGAGTTAATGGAAGGAAATCTGTCGGAAAAACGTTCTAACAGGTCTTTAGCCTCTTGTTTAGTACAACCAATGGAACGAGCAATCTTTTCGGGCCCAACACCATAAGACATAGCAAGAACAAGAACTTTTCCAGCCTTGCGGTCTACGCCCATCTCGTTTCCTACGGTTGTATATATATCTCCATTGTTCGTGTAGTTTTCAAGCATAATAGGATCTTTGGAAAAAGACGCAATAACTCTTGGTTCAATCTGTGAATAGTCAGCAACTACAAATTTATGACCTTCGGGAGCCCTAAACAAATTACGAATAGCCTTGCCGTGAGCGGTGTGTGTCGCGGGAACGTTTTGCAAATTAGGGTTACGACTAGAAAAACGACCAGTTTCGGCGCCGTGTTGAATAAAATCACAGTGAATACGACCAGAAATTAACAGACTATCCTTGTGCTCTACCCGTACTTTTCCAGCATTTGTTCGAGTTACTTCTCCGCCTAGGTAAGGAACTACGTAAGTAGTATGAAGTTTGTTTAAGTCTGTGTATGTTAACAACGCGTCAACTAAAGGGTCTTGACCTCTATACGCCTCAAGAGCCTCAGCTGATACAGAGTCTCCGCCTTTTGCCGTAATAATCTTAGGCTTAAGACCGCGACCGCCTTGTGATTTAGAGCCATACAAAATATTTTGTTTATCGGAGTTTGAGTTGATATTAAACTGTTGCCCAGCAACTTTAAATATCTCTGCCTTTGCTGTTTCAATATCTTCTTTTAGTCGGGCATCTAACGCCTCTAAAGCAACCATATCAATGGGTGCTCCAGTTAATTTCATATCGCAAAGAACTTTAAGAACATCCATCTCTAATTTCATAACCCCTGTTACTTGACTATCTTCAAGTTTTTTAACAAGGATCTTCCATAAAAGAAAAGTGTATTTAGCGTCTAAATAAGCGTACTTAGCCACCTCATTAAACGAATAAACCTCAACTTGAGCGCCTACGCCCTTTTCCATTACAAACCCAATCTCTCGTTTAAGACAATCGGCTAAACCACACTTATTCTTGTTTCGGTTGTCGTACAAAAAAGAAGCAACCATAGTGTCAAAATACGGACCTATTGGGTAGTTGTTGCCGTAATACTTAGCAACGGAGGTGAGATCAAAAACTAAATTGTGACCAATTTTTAAAATTGTTTCACTAAACATAAGAGGTTTAAGGGAAGAAAAAACCTCTGCTGGAAATAATTGTAAGGGCGCATCAGTAAAAATTTTAGTAGATTTTTTAGCATCACGTGAGTAGTCACTTGGTCTAGCGGGTAACCCTTGCTCTACGCGTTTTTCTCCTTGCCCGGTAAGTGGGTATAAAACGTCTACTAACTCACCATTAGGATGACCCATGGGAATAACATCGCAACGACCATGAGTAGCAAAAGTAATCCAGAGAACTTCATTAACAGGAGTATCACCTCTACGGTCTCCGACCGTCTCAACGTCAAAAGCAAACGAATCTTGTTCAAGGTAGTAGGCAACCATTTCATCTAGTTGATCGTTAGTAACAATAATATTCATAGCGTCCCCTAAAAGCTAGAAAGCGCTGGGGGGATCATCCAGCGCCTCCTAGACATCTGTTAGTTAAATAAGGCCCTTTGCAACTTCAAGTAGTGCGGCGTAGCTATCCTCACGAATAGCATCACGTTCGAACGGTTTAAAGTTGGCAATTGCTGCCTCTACCTCTTCAGGGTTTAAACCCCAGTCTTCTTGAAGATCGCGTGCCTTAACTGCCATTAAGTTATATACAGTTTGCTGTTTAATACCAGTACGGCTCAATGCCCAATAACTCTTGGTAAGA